GGAACATCGTTCAGCAGGAGACGATCCTCGATCAGTTCTCCATGAAGGCTCCGATCCCCAAGAACAATGGTAACAAGGCCATCTCGATGTTCCGTTTCGGACCTCCGAGCATCGGCAGTGTTCAGTCCATTACCTCTGAGGGTACGGCGATCAGCTCCGCCAACTACCGCGCTTTGGCCCTCAACAGCCTGAGCAAGTCGCTGGCACAGTACGGCCAGGTCATCGGCCTCACCGACATCCTCCGCGCCACCGACCTGTTCAACAGTCTCCAGCAGGCCACCAAGACCTCCGGTCTGGACATGGCCCTCTGGGTGGATTCGGTGATCCGCAACACCCTGATCGGTTCCAACCTGACCGCGAGCGGTTCCTCCATCGGTTCCGCCGCCGAGGGTGGTGGTACGTTCGACAACTCGGACGCCTGTAACACCGCTGCCGGTTCCGGTGGTATCAAGGTGTACGGCAACCCCGCCACGCTGACCACGCAGACCTTCTCTGCGCTGAACAGCGACACGACTGCCGCGAACACCACGATGACGGCCTCGGCTGTCCTCGACTCCATGACCCGCCTGAAGCGCAACCGCGCCCCGCTGATCAACGGCGGCTACGTCCTGGCCACCGACCCCCGTGTGGCCCGCGACCTGATGCGCGACAGCGACTGGTTGAACGCCTCCAATTACGGCAACAAGGGCCAGCCGTTCTACAAGGGCGAGGTCGGCTCCATCTACGGCTGCCGCGTCGTCACCCAGACCAACTCGTTCGTCAGCACCGGTTCCGCGACCGCTGCCGATGAGTTCGTCTATCAGGCTACTGCCGCGGGTGGCGGTCTCGCTGCTGGCAAGGACATCATCGCCTCGTTCTTCTTCGGCAACGAGTCGTTCGGTATCCCTGCCCTGACCGGTGATGATCCGCTGTCCCCGCGCATCGTGATCACCGACACCCCGGACAAGAGCGACCCGCTGAACCAGCTCGTCACCGTCGGCGTGAAGCTGTACTTCGCCGCTCTGCGTCTGGCCGCTGGTAATACCGGTTCCACCGGTAACCCGGTGTGGTACCTGGTGCATCGGACGAAGACCTCGACCACGCTGTAATCGTATGAAGAAGACGGCCACCATCATGGTGATCGCCGTCGGCCCGAGGGGGCATCATCGTAATGGTGGTGCCCCCTCTTCTCATTCCGCTTGCGGATGCGAAGAAGCCGACAACAATGCGCCCATGATTTCTATTCCGGTCGAAGCCCTTTCCACCGATATGGAGGATGGCCAGCAGGCCACGCCCGAGGTCGGTGATGAAGTGGTTTTGGACGATGTTCGCGGTATCCTCAAGAAGCTCGATGGCGGAGAAGCCTACATCGAAATCCGCAGCGTGAACGGCATGCCCGCCGAGTACGAGTCCAAGGAGGACAAGAAAGAGATGGCCGGACCCATGGACAAAGAAGGCATGCAGAAGATGGCCGAGGAATACGACAGCGAGATGGAGGGCTAAGATGCCGATCTACACCTTCGAAAACAAGGGCCGGTCCATGGAGCATATCGCTCCGATGGGAACCGATTCGATTGTGATCAAAGGGGAACGCTGGACGAGGCAGCCCGTGGCCCGCTTCGGGGTCACGGGTTTTGCCCGCGAGGCCGAACTCAAGGATCATGTGAAGCGCGGGTTCAGCCGGATGGAAGATCGGCAGGGCTCCCGATTCGAAAGCACTTTCACCAAGAATCAGATTCGGAAAATCTGGGACATATGAGCGACGTATCAAATCAGGCGATCCAGTATTCGATGGGCGTGGCCGGTGGCCGGCTCGTCCAGGATACCTCAAGCTACACCGGCCCGTTCGTGGCCCTCACGTTCCTCGCCCCGACTGTGATCTCCAGTATCTCTGGGTCGAACATCGTCGGCACATTCTCGACCGTGACGATTCCGGCTGGTGTGACGATCCAAGCTCCGATCAATAGCTTCCAGCTTTCGAGCGGCGTGGTGTGGGCCACCAATGGAGTGATCCAATCCTGACCCCGTGACGACCCTTGCGCTTGGAACTCGGTTGGCATCTTCGGGTGGCGGAAGCGTCACTCCGATTGATCCGCCGATCCTGCGTCGGGACCTGCTCCAGGAGGACGACTTCTTCATCCGGCTGGAGGACAACACATCGAAGATCGTCCTGAGCCTTGGCACCTATGACCGCATAACCACCGAGCAGGGTACCGACCTATTGCTCACCGAAGATTCAAGCAAGTTCATCCTAACAGTCTACTGATATGCCAGATACGAAAATCACAGCTCTGACGGCCCTGACGGCCGCTGATCCGGCGAACGATGTTCTGCCTATTGTCGATGTGTCGGACACGACGATGGCGGCGTCGGGAACGACGAAGAAGATCAGCGTGAACAACATCCTTGGTTGTTCCGGCACCGCCACGCTCGCCTCCGCCACCATCACCGGCGATCTGACGGTGCGGACAAATCAGCTTGTTGTTAACTCAACCGGCGTCGGCGTTGGAACTACTCCTTCGGCATGGAGTGGAATTGGTCCTGCGATTCAGGTCGAACAAGCGTCTCTATTGAGTGAAGCGAGCAACCAGCTTTACCTTACTGCCAATGGTTACTTCGCTGGCGGTCAGTGGAACTACATCAACAACGCTTCTGCCGATCAGTATTACCAGATCGCTGGTTCACACGTTTGGAGAAACGGTACTGGCGGTGCTGGCGGAACTGCAATCGGTTGGTCTACGCTGATGACCCTCAACTCCACCGGACTTGGGGTGGGGGCGAGTCCGGCGAATGACAAAATCCTGTCGCTTGGTTCGATGGGAATCTTGCTCTCTGGAGCAACGTCAGATTTCAGCTTCCGCAACTCTGGCGGAACCGCAATCCAGCGGCTTCGGTACACCGACGCAACCGGAACGCTGACCATTGGTTCAGCAACCGGAACTGCTTATCCAGTCGAGCTTGGTGGAAACACCACTACTCGCGCTGTTACGATTGATGCGAGCAATAATCTGATTCTGCAATCTTCCGCAACTCCCGCAACGCTCACTGTCAACGGCCAGCTCACTGTCAACGCCACCAGCAACACCAACCTCCGCTTCAGCTATCGCGGATCTGATGGCACAACCCGTGTCGCCAACATTACCCTCGCCTAATACCCCATGACCACCCTCTCTTGGATCATCGAACGCCTGTTGGTCAAACCGACCGAAGGCGACAAAACCAACGTCGTCATCACCGCCGACTGGCGTTGCAACGGTGTGGATGGAAAGTACACCGGCACCTGCTACGGCAGCGCCTCGTTCGCGCCTCCGAGTGGAAACTTCACTCCGTACAAGGATCTGACCCAGCAGCAGGTTCTGGACTGGTGCTTCGCCAACGGCGTCAACAAGTCGGCCATCGAAGCGAACGTCGCCGCGCAGATCCAGAACCAGATCAACCCGCCGGTTGTGAGTTTGCCGCTGCCGTGGGTGCCGCATGTTGACGTGGTTGTTGCCGATGCTCCTACCGCTGTATGATCAAGATCGAACTCACGCCGCAGCAGTTCAACCAACTCTATGAGCTGCTCGTCATTGGAATGAAGGCCGGCAACGTCAACAACATGAAGGTCGGCATCCCGCTGGTGGAAATCCTCGAAACAGCAGCAGCCCAACACAAGCCCGAGTGAAACCATGCCACCCGTTGACACCCACGAGCTTGAGGTCCGAATCGTGCGCCTCGAAACCACCATCGGTGACAAGGACTCCGGCCTCGTCTCCGACATCCACGGGATCAAAGCCTGTGTCGAGGGGCTGAAACAGTTTCAATGGAAGCTGTTCGGCGGCCTCGCCGTCATCATCGTCATCGCTCAAATGTTCGTTCGCATCATACTAAAATGAACCCCAACATCGCCTCCCTCATCCGCCACGCCCTCACCGCCGCCGGCGGATTCCTCGTCGCCAAGGGCGTCGCCTCCACCGAGCAGGTGACCGAGATCGTCGGCGCCCTCCTGTCGCTGGCCAGCGTTGGCTGGTCGATCAAGAGCAACTCCAAGAAGCCCGAATGAACCCCGGCTGGATCTATCAGATCCTAAGAGCCATTCTCGACTTCTTTCGCGCAACCCCACCCACCGATGTCCAACACGGCAAAGCTCCGCAGGATCTACGCAACGACCTTGCTCGCCGTGTTGCCGATCTTCCCGGGCTGCCAGCAGACAAAAGTGGTCCTAGTGCCCCACGGTGACCCCGTGATGCTGGCCAAACCCACCAAGGCCAGCGTCTACAGCTTCGACAAAAACCAGAAGCTCGTCGGCCCTTCCACAGTCATCATCCCCGCCGGTTGGTACGCTCTCCCAAAGTAACACCTATCCAAGCCTCACCATGTCAATGACCAACGCCGCCGAGGCGGATCTCCTCGACCTCATCTTCCTCAACGTCGATTTCGCGCACATCGGCAACGCCGGTGGTCTGCGAGGATCCACCTCCGCAGGATCGTTCTACATCAGCCTCCACACCGCAGACCCGGGCGAGTCAGGCAACCAGAACACCAACGAGGCCAGCTACACCGGCTACGCCCGCGTTGCCGTGGCCCGCTCCGGATCCGGGTTCACACTCACCACTTCCACCATCAGCAACACCGCCCTCGTCCAGTTCGCTCAATGCACCGGCGGCAGCAACACCCTCACCCACTTCGGCATCGGCACCGATCTGGCAGGCTCCGGAAACCTCATCTTCAAGGGCGCTCTCACATCCTCGCTCTCAGTCTCCAACGGCATCCAGCCGCAGTTCGCAGCAGGTGCCCTCACAGTCACCGTCGATTGATCATGTGGAGTACTACTGCCCCCATTGCCTGCGGCAGTTGTGGCCGACAGAAGAGGATGCACCGCACACCTGCGAAGAGCATCCAGACGGAGTTCCACACGCCGACCTAGTCCCGCGAAACCCCCCTGAAGAAAACGAGGAATAATGGGTTTCAACGGCATACTACCACTGGCACAGGCAACTCAGGACGGACAATCCTGGCAGTCGTTCTTCTTCAAGACATCCCTTCCATCTGGCACAGCAGCTCGATGGTATGACGGTTCCGTGGGCGCTGGTATCCCCGTCTATCAAGCCTACGTCGGAGCACAATACGAGGCGACCCAGATCTCTGGGTCAGCCAATCGAGGCATCTACACCGGACCAGAACCAGACGGCGGACAGACCAAACACCTGTTCGCCATCTCGGCAGGAACATCCACATCGTCCGTTCCGCTGACCATCATTCTGGCCGACTACCTCCTGTTCTACCCACTCGTGGACATGGACACGCTGGATGCCCAGGACATGATCCAGTCGTCCACACTCCCCCGTTACACTGACGGAGAAGGAGTCCAAGCCTACTTCGTTGTCTCCGCTCCAATGACCGGCAACGGAACCGTCACGGTCAACTACACCAACAGCAAGGGTGTCTCCAACCGATCAACCACATTCGGAATCGTCTCACTGACAACGATCGGAGGCATCGTCAACGCATCCAACAGCTCTCTCGGCACCGGATCCATTTCGTCCTTCATCCCGTTGGCCAACGGTGACACCGGCATCCGCAGCATCGAGCAAGTGACCTGCAACACAGCCATGGGCGGTTTCTGCCACATCGTTCTGGTCAAACCGCTTGCCACTCATGTTGTTCGAGAGCAGAACACCGAGGCGGAAACCGTGTTCTTCACTCACAAGGCAAACTGCGTACAGATCCAGAACAACGCCTACCTCAACCTCATCATACTCAACAACGCAACCGGAACACCCGCTCCACTGAGAGGGTTCGTCCAATTCACCTGGAACTGACATGGGCTTCTCTTCAATGGACGATCTCGTCAACGAGATCACTACCAACGGCAAATTCATCCGCAGCGACTGGAACAAGATCACCGGTGCAGCCGCCTACGCGGCGGGTCGGTGGTACGATTTCTCCGGTCTAAACGGTACACCGATCGCCAATGCGTGGGCAGGCACCGCTCTGGCCTGGAGATCGTGCGACGAAACCACCGGCAACGGCACCCAGATCTTCGGGCTTCCCAACGGCGGCAACGTCAG